CCAATTATAATTTTTAGTAATAATTAATTTATAAATATTAAATAAAGAGACAAAATATAAGTATATTTTAATATAATGACTAATTACAATTGTCAGAGTTTTAACAATAATATTAAGATATTGATCTTTTGCATAATGATTATTATTTTAATAATATCATTTGTATTTATATTAGCATTAAATATTATAAATTATATTTTATTTTCAATATATTGTATTAATGATATCATTCTTGAATATACGTCAGAAGATCCTGAAAATATAATTTTAAAAGATAAATATAAATACAGGTTATTAAATTATATTATTAATCTAAGTTATCCATGTAAAAGCAACCTATATAATATTAACAACACCTATGATAATAATTCATCAGATTTATATATCCATAGTGTTATTGTATATTATAATTACATAGTTAAACTACTATTGCTTATAATAATTTTACTATTTATTGGATTAATATATAATATGTTTAATCTACTTATTACAGTAGTTAATAATAAATACTGTGGAAATAATGATAGTTGCCAAATAATATTTATAGAAATATATGAAAAACATCCATATATTTATTATATCATCTTTATAATATTTATATATATATATTTACACAGTTATATATATACATACATATTTAATAGAAATGTTTATAAAGATTTATATGATTTATATGAGGGTGATGATGGAGAGTATCAAAAAACAGATGTAGTAGTATCGCATGCAATAAGATTATTAAATAACAAAGGAACTATTACAACATCAAATACTATTGCAATATTTCTTAATAATTTAAAAAATATTTCATATAATAATTTACAACTAACAAATTTTTTAGAAGATGATAATATATTAAAACCTATAGCACCAGAAAATTTTAAGGAATTCATAGATACTGGATTAATTAATAATTATAAATTTATAATACCAAATGAACTTGTTAATGATAATAATATTAACATATTATTAAAAGATATATGTTATATTGATATTAATAATATAACATCAAAAGATACACAAGAAATATTAGGATACAAAATATTTATATATTTAATATATAATTATGTCATATCTCATAATAAAGAAGATCCATTTATAATACATAAATTAAATAACATATATTTAAATATATATGAAAATATTGCAAAAGAACATATTATATATATTAATAAAAATACATTAGTTTCATTAAGTACAAATGTTGATGATGATGATAAAGATGTTGATAGAGATAAATTATTATTAGAAGAAAATGACATAGAATTTATTAATGATTTAATAAACAATATGGATAATATTGGAATAAAACAGATGTATAATGAAATAAAATGTTCATATACTATTAAATTACTACTTCCAGAAAATACAAAAAAATCTGAAATATCATTAAAATTACATGATAATGCTCGAATATTACTTGAATATGTAAAGAAATATAGTGAAAAGCAAATAGTGTTAAAAGGTAAATCAAAAGAAAGCAAAATAATGAATGATAATATAATAATATTATCATATAATAATAAAAACGAATATAATGAGACAATAAATAAATTACAATTTATTATACAAAGTAATATAAATGCATTTTCTGATACATTCCATAATTATTCACTTGATAATAATGCAAAAAAAATAATTAATTTTAATTTGTATAAATTAAACTTTTATCTTGCATTAGAAATGTTGCATACTATTCTTTTCATATTAATAGTTTTAGTAATATTATATAAATCTAAAGAATATTCATTTATTGAAAAATACATCAATATTATTATTGGATATTTTCTAATAATAATAAATGAAATATTTTATTCTATATTAGGTATCTACTTTATATAATCATTATAAAGTGAAATATAATTATTCATAGCGTCTTCAATTAACATACCTTTAATACTATTCCATGCTTCCCATTTTGCATGCTCTTTATAGAATATCGTATAAGGTTCACTAATATTACAATCACCAACTGTTGATTGCTTATAATATTTATAGAAATTTAATTTAATTTCATTACTTAATTCCAGAGTATCTAAATTGGTTCTTTCAACAACTTTTAAAACATCATCAAACTGTGATGCTAATTCCATTAATTATAATGATAAATAATATCATTTAACCTTTATATTATTTTTTAATAAATTATTATAATAGGAATTCAATATGAAGAAGCAACCATTTATAATAATTTTTGATATAGATCAGACTATAATAGGAAATATCAATATGCAATCTAAAGAGAATGATTTATTAGAGTTTATATTTAATACATGCAAAAAGAAGGGAATAAATACTGAATGTCAAAATATTGAACTAGATATGCGAGAAGAATTAAAGGATGGATTATTACGTCCATATGTTTATGATTTTATAACATTCTGCGATAAAAAATTTAAAAATGTTGAAGTGTTTTTTTATACTAATAGTAGTTATAAATGGACTAATAAAATACTTGGAAAAAATATTGAAAAAGCATTAAATATCAAAGTTAATCGTCCATTTTTTACTAGAGAGAATTCTATGACACAAGATTGGAAAAAATCATTAGCAAATATCTACCCTTTAATTATTAAATCATTACTTAAAAAATACCCTTCTATGAAAGATGAAAAGAATACCGAATATATATTAAATAATAGAACAATATTTATAGATGATATTAAGAATAATATAATATCGTATACTAATCGACAATTAGTATGCCCTGTATATGATTATTATTCTTACTATGATATTTATGAAAAATTAATTACCAAATATAAGATGGACCCAAAAATATTTAATGATAAAGAAATTTTGAAATATATGGAAAATAATTATATATATGTATATAATAAAAATGGAAGTAATCTTCAAAAAAATAAAGATTATATAAATATTGCGAATATGTATAAAAAGAAACATTCGCAGTTATCAACAGAATTGTCTAAAGATACTGACACGTATTTTAAAGACCTTATAACAGAACTTTCAAAAAAATCAATAAGTGATGATTACTTATCAGATAAGGATATAGTAGCTATTAATAAAATAAAAGGAAAAAACAAATAAAAGGTAATCTTTCATAATCCTAATAATCTTATTATCATCACATTATTTTCAATACTATAATTTTCAATAATATTACATATTTCAAAATTTACATAAAAACTTTCAGTATTGTCAACATAACTGCGATGTTTTACAATTTTTTTATATAATGTATTATTATCTCTCTTTATTTTTTCAAAATTATTATCTAAAATAACATCATTAATATTATCATCACTTAATAAATATAGTCCTGAGCGGTATTCATCTTTAATTAATTTTTTAATATGTATTCTATATGCCTCTTTATGTAATTCATAAAACTCATAAAGTTTGCGTCTAATATATTTCCAGAATGAAAGCAGAATTAAAAATATTTCTGCAAAGCAAGAAAAATACCTATCATATTCTAATACAAAATATACACCAGAATCATCAATATACATATTATTTATAGAACTTTGCATAGAGTTTATAAAGGGTTGTGCTATTTTTTTATCTAAATACATAAATATATTTGAAGGTATTTTTAATTTATTTATATTTAATTTAGATATGACATTAGATGTTAAATGACTTTTATAAAGAGAAAATTGAGTTTCTTTACTTCTATAACTTCGTTCTCTTCGTTCTCTTCGTGTATAAATATTTCGTGAAAGATAATTTAATATATTGAGTTTAGGTTCTTCTTGGTTATTAATAAAATATTTTAGAATATTATAATATTTCAAATTGTCAATATTTGAATGTAATTCTTTTAATACAGTGGAAAATATATCTTTATATACGCATTTATAAATAAGTTGTTTGATGTCATCTGGTAATTCATGTAAATAATTAGATTTAAATATACAATTACGCATTTTACGCATCTAATAATAATTATTATTTATAAATATCTTTATGTGTTTAATAATTACTATATATATTATTTAAAATAGATAAGAAGTATATATCTTCTTATTATAGAATGAATATTTTTCTAAATAACAGATACAGAAAGATACATATAACAGACAAAAAGTTATTTTATGTTATTTATAAAAAGAATAAAATTAATATAACAAAATACTTTAAAAAAAATGGGGTAATAAAAAAAGAATACAAGCATCTAATCCAGCAAAAATTAAAGAAGGTTGGTGGTATAGGCGATAAACTTGTATTATGTTCATTTAATGTTTATACATGGGAAGGATATAAATCATATCCTATTACTTTTGACAAAGAGTTAAAAAAACTAATTACCGAAAAAAATGTAATGTTATTGCTTACACAAGAGGACGCTATTAAAGATGATGATACGTATGAAAGTGTTAAAGCATATTCAAACAATATAGAAAGTAGTCGATTTAGTTTTATTACGTGTATTAACACTTCTCTACAGTTTTATAAAGGGGTTGTTCCAAGAAATGCAATAATTATAGAAGATACTGTGTTTCATATTAGAATAGCAAATTTACATTTAGAAGGAGGCCGTTTTGTAGATTTAGAATTAGATGATAATACATTTCAAACATATTTAGAGATTAAACTTGCATTATTGAAAGAAGTATTAAAAATGTCTCCAGATATTATATTAGGTGATTTTAATTCTGTTTATTGTAATGATTCAATATTGTTAGAACAAATGCATACTGCGCAACAAACATACTATAATAAATATCGTAATGATGCACAACATAAACCTTGTGATATGTGTGGTGAACATGGGCACAAAATTAAAAAAGATGAACATAAATTTAAAGAGTCCTTTACATCGCATATCCAAACAGATTATGGTTTTAATTTGATAAAAGCATGTACGCACAGAAATAGAGATAAAAAAATATTAAGTTTAGAACATGTTATTTCTTGGAATAATGCGCCATTTTCTTTGTTAAAAGAACATGGATACACATATATAGAACCTGTAAATATTAAGGTTGATGATAAAATAAATCCAACAAATTCAAGAGGTGAAAATGTAATAGATCATGTTTGGGTTAAAGAATCTATACATGAAAGATTTACTTTTAGTACAGAGATATATAATGGTTTTGGAGAAGCAGTAAGTGATTTATATGGTTTAGTATCTGATCATAAACCCATTATATTGACTATTGAAAAAAAAGAATCAGATAGTACAACAAAAGAATCAGATAGTACATCAAGGAAATCATATAGTACATCAAGGAAACCATATAGTACAACAAAAGAATCAGATAGTACAACAAAAGAATCAGATAGTACATCAAGGAAACCATATAGTAGAACAAAAAAAAGACGTATTAATTAAATATTTTCGTAAAATTATAATAAATTATTTATGTACACCATTTTATACTGAATATATTGCAGTTTAGCGATTTTATAAAACATTAACATATAAGAATATATCAACTATATAATGTGATAATAATATTAATATAAAATGATTGAGGATTACTTAGAATATACTAGGATATACAAGGAAAAATATGGAGATAAATGTATTATATTAATGCAAGTTGGTTCATTTTTTGAAATATATACGATATATCAGAACACAGATACTTCTATTAATAATGATGTGTATATTATAGCAGAATTATGCGGTATTCAAACATCGCGTAAAAACAAGACTATTGCTGAAATATCAATTGCTAATCCAGTAATGGCAGGATTCCCTCTTGCGTCTCTTCCTAAATTTAGAGATAAAATATTAGCAAATAATTATACAATTGTATTAGTTGAACAAGTATCTGATCCTCCTAATCCTGAGCGTAAAGTAACAGAGATAATATCACCGGGGACTAATGTTAATATTGTAAATAAAAAGAGTAATTATATAATGGTAATATATTATGAAGTAATTGATGGATATATTATCGCAGGTATTTCAGGTATTGATTTATCAACTGGAAAAACATTTGTATATGAAGTATCTTCTACTAAAGATGATCCTGAATTTGCCAACGATGAAGTATTTCGCTTTATAAGCACATATAATCCATCAGAACTAATTATAATTAGCGAAGCAATTGAAGAAGAATATAAGAAGAGAATATTGAAAAATTTAAATATCAATAATATTCGAGTTCATTACAAATGGGATAAATATGAACATTTATCTTTTTTAAGTAATATTAATAAACAGAGAGATTTATTAGAAAAAATTTTTATAATTAAAAAGGGTTTTCTTTCTATTATAGAGATATTAAACTTAGAAAAATATAATAATTCACGGATTTCTCTATGTTGCCTATTAGAGTTTGCATATGAACATAATTCAGATATTGTTAAAGGTCTTGAAGAAGCACCAGAAGTTTTTGAAATGAATAAAAATATGATAATTGAGTTTAACTCAGCAATTCAATTAAATGTTCTAGGACTATATCAAGGCGATCAACCTTTAATAGATATTTTAAACAGATGCTCGACTGCTTTTGGATATCGTACATTTAAAGAGCGACTCTTACAACCTATGATAAATGTAGAAGATATTAATAAGACATATGATGATGTTGATCTATTATTAAAAGACAATAAATATTTAATTGTACGTAAGCATCTATCTGCTATAATGGATTTAGAGCGTCTAAAAAGAAAGATGAAAACAAATAAAATGGCACCGCATGATTGGGTATCATTAAATGAATCATTAATATCAACAAAAGAAATTAAGTTAATTTTAAATTTCCCTAATGAGATTATTAGTAATACTGATATTGATAGCGTAATATTGCAATTTATTAATATTATAGATTTAGATGAAGCAGGAAAATACAATCTAACAAACTTACAAGATAAATCAAATATTATTAATTTTTTTAAGAAAGGGATTTACACAGATATAGATTCGCTATTAGATAAATATAATAAATCATTAGATATAATTAATTCATATTGTGAAAAGATTGCAAAAATAGGCGAAAATGATACAACAACGTGTAAAATTGAAAATAATAATCGCGAAGGGTACTATTTAACTATTACAAAAAAAAGATTTGAGACTGCTTTAAAAAATAAAAGAGAATTTATGAATTCCTTTGAAAAGAAATTATTATCGTCATCTTCATCAATATATAAACTTACAAATGCTAATATTATAAAGGAAAGCAATAATATTGTAGAATATAGTCAGCAAATATCTCAATTAGTATTAAGTCATTATAAAGAATTTGTAATTAACTTTGTAAATAACAACGCAAATGTTTTAGATATAATAGTTAAATATTTAGTTAGAGTTGATATAGCTGCAAATTCTGCAAAGAATGCGTTTGATTATTGTTATACACGACCTGTAATAGACTGTATAACAACATCAGAAAAATCTTCATTTATGGAATCAACAAATATGCGTCACCCAATTATAGAGAGGATCCAAGATGATTTTCAATATGTTGGTAATAATATATCACTTAATAAAAATGGTATTTTACTATATGGTATTAATGCTTCCGGAAAGTCTTCTTTTATGAAAGCAGTTGGATTGAATATTATTATGGCACAAGCAGGAATGTTTGTTTCTGCATCATCATTTAAATATTATCCATACCATAGTATATTTACAAGAATATCAGGATTAGATAATATTTATAAAGGAATGTCTAGTTTTACTGTTGAGATGACAGAATTAAGAAATATACTTAAAAGATGCAATAAGTTTAGTCTAGTTATTGGCGATGAGATTTGCTGTGGTACAGAATCAATATCTGCTATTTCAATTGTTGCAAGTGGCATAGACACTTTGATAAATAAGGGGGCGTCTTTTATATTTGCATCACATTTACATGAATTAACAAAATTATCAACAATTAAAAATAATATTAAAGAATTAAAACTTTTTGTTAAGCATATTAGAATAACATTTGATGAAAATAACAATATTATATATGACAGAGTAATCCAAGAAGGACAAGGTAATAATAATTATGGAATTGAAGTTTGTCGAACTCTAGATATGCCATTAGATTTTATGAAAAATGCGGAATTAAATAGAAAAGAAGTTGACGGTATTAATAATAACATATTGAATAAAAAAAGTTCTAGATATAACTCTAAAATAATTATTGACATGTGTAATATTTGCAATAAAAACAAAGCAGAAGAAACACATCATATTGTATATCAACATACAGCAGATAAAAATGGATTTATAAATAATTCTTTTCACAAAAATGCAAAGCATAACTTAGTAGCAATATGTAAGGAGTGTCATCGTAAAGAGCATAGTGGAAAGATCAAAATAGAATGCTGGATATCATCTTCGAAAGGAAGGAAACTAATATGTAATTATAATTATGATAATACTGTTGAAACTTCTGAAACTTCTGAAACTTCTGAAACTTCTGAAACTTCTGAAACTTCTGAAACTAATGAAATAGAAGATAATTATTATAATACTTATGATAATGATAGCGATAATAGTCTATAATTTAAATAAGATAATATTTATTTTTGCTAATATATATAAAAACAAATTATATATATAGATATAACAAGATACATAAAAATGCGTGTTATTAAACGTAATAGTGAAATGGAGGATGTTAGTTTCGATAAGGTATTAAATAGATTGAAAAATCTATCTAATGGATTAACTATTGATGTATCCGAAATAGCACAAAAGGTATGTACACGTATTTATGATGGTGTTAAAACGTATGAATTAGATGAACTTGCGGCTTATTTATGCAGTAGTATGTCTATTGAACATCCTGATTATAGTATTTTGGCATCTAGAATTATAGTATCAAATCATCATAAGAATACATCACCGTCGTTTAGTGAAACTGTGCATATATTATATAATAATGTAGATAATCAAGATAGTCATACACCATTAGTATCTGATGAATTATATAATATTGTAGTTAACAACAAAGAGAAACTTAATACATATATAGATTACCAAAGAGATTATTTATTTGATTATTTTGGATTTAAGACTTTGGAAAGAGCATATCTTTTACGTCTTAATAAAAAGATTATTGAGAGACCTCAGCATATGTGGATGCGTGTTGCAATAGGTATTCATGGAAATGATATTAAAGAGGTTTTACAAACATATGATCTAATGAGTAAAAAATATTTTACACACGCAACACCTACTTTATTTAATGCAGGAACGAATCGTCCACAATTAAGTAGTTGTTTTCTATGTAGTATTAATGACGATAGTGTTGCAGGTATTTTTGATTCATTAAAAGAGGTTGCATTAATATCTAAATATGCAGGCGGAATTGGATTACATATTCATCAAATAAGAGCAAATGGCAGTCATATTCGAGGAACTAATGGAACATCTAATGGTATTATACCGATGCTAAGAGTTTTCAATAATACT